TCCCAAGCCGACCAGGTGCTGTAGCCGTTTCGGCTGGCGGTGTATTCGTATCTGCCTGTGCCGAAATGGTCGGCGGCAAGCTTTGCAGCTCGCTCTCTGGTGATGTGGTTCATCTCAATCTCCACGCCGATGGTCTGCTTTTTCAGGTTTTCGATTTGCTTTGCGGTTTTTTCGTTCATGGTATTTTCCTCCGTAATTTCGGGCTTTTTGCCCTTTCGTTGTACACATATTAACTCTAAACGGAGGAGATAGCAAGCGGCTAAATGTACAGAAAATGCGGGCAAAAGATTGTGTAGAATACACCCTTGCAATCCTTGCGATTGTATGGTAACATATCGTACAATGGAGGAGGTTTCGCCTTATTTTTTCGCCTCGGATACGGTCTGGAAACTGTCGATTTCAGGAATCAGAGCAAGGGAAGAACCGTTTTCCCACCGCATATGAATGCTGCCCGCATCATCAATGTGCGTGACTTCGCCGACTGTTCCGGGAAGAACCGGATATGTTTCATTTCGCATAGAAAGCAGCTGTAATTTCGTTCCGACAGGGTACTTTTTTCGCAGCTGTTCCAAATATGATTCACTCGGAAACTGCATCAGTATCACCAACCTTTCTGAATGCGGAATTGCCAGACAGATGCCGAAGAATGACCTTTCTTGCCGCCTTGAATTCTACTCCCACCATTCCCAGACGAATCAGGAAACACCGCATGGTGTACTTGGGATTGTCGGAGGTGTCCGGCTTGCGGTTGATGCGGCTCTGGTTCTTGGCAAATTCGCAGAGCATGGAAATGAAGGTGCAGTAGGCATCTGCATCGCCGTCCTGTTCGACCGTGAACCATGGAAATTCCACCTTTTCATCCGATGAAATGATGTCCAGCGAATCTGTTTGAAAAGCAGCCTGAAAAAGGGCAGCCTTGTTTTCGCAGATCTGCCGGAGATTGCCCAGTGTATGCTCCGTGAAGAAATCGGCTGGCATCTGCACCGTCAAGCCTTTGGATTCCGGTTCTGTGGTGTCCGGAACAGCATAGCCCCGACTTGCCAGTTCGGCAAGAAGCCGTTCTGTTTCCTTATGGTCGGCTTGGTCACTGATTTCCAGATCACCAGACTTGGTAACGGTGTAGCATTCCCCGATTTTGTAGGCACAGGTGGGCATGAATTGATATACTGCCGGAATGCCGATAATCTCACTGATGGCTTTCACCAGTTCCTTTCGATTTTGACCGTGATAAGTAATGGCCATGTGAAAAACTCCTTTCTTTCGGCGTTTTTGCTTTCGCCATGACACATATTAACTCTTTTTTCCACAGATAGCAACTGTGAGATGTGTAGAATGTTTCGACTGTCATTTGTAACAGATCACAAATCTGCCCAGACGATTCCGGCAAGCACAAAAACAGCTACATTCAAACAGATGCCATTCCCCCAAAGGCGGTACTCTGCTGCATCACGATATGGATCTTGCAGCCATTTCTGTACCATCTTTCGGCTTTTGGGACGGCTCTCCGGTTTTACCGCTTTTCGGTATTCTTCAAAAATAGCTGCCCATCGGTCGATTTCTTCTTCTGTGGGATTTTCCGATGTCAGGTCACTGCACCATTGATCCGGAAATCCCTGCAGTCTTGCACATTCCTGCGGTGTCAGTCTGCGAACTGCATAACCACTGGAAACGATACTGGGGTCTTTGTGGTCCCGTGCCAGCAGTGTAGGGGTCGTTTCCCGAAATGCACTGCTGAAATTTCCCGTAGAAGCAGCATACACTGCATGATGGTCAGTAGCATTCAAAGTGAAAGCGACCTCTTTGTTGACACCGCCGCCCTGCGGTCCGTTTTGGTCAGACCGACCGATCATTGAACCCTGCAAAGCATAACTTTCCAGCACAGCAATACCGCCTTGGTTTTTTGCTGGTGACTGGTCGCTGGTGTCCAAAGTACGGGAAGTATCTGCCTCATAAATGCCGCTGTGCGGATTACCGGAAAGCATGGCATTGCTGGAAAAGGAACTGATGCCGTATGCTTTCGGCTGAAATACAGTCTGGTCATTGTTGCAGGACAGGGTAGCAGATTTGTTTTCCTGTATTAGACTGCCTTTTCCACCGCCGGCTTTTCCGCAGCGAATCTTCAATGTTTTCGGTGTATCCATCAACAGCGGAACATTTCCGCCGCCGGTTCCGCATCTGGAAGTCAGTGTCTGTACTTTTCCGTTCTCAGAGATCTGAAGCCGGCTGTCAGCAGGATGATTTTCCAGTACACAAGGCGGATGATGGGCTTCTGCCCGAAGGGTGGCAGTGCGTTCTTTCAGAATGTCTATGCGTTCTCCGCCCTGGTCACACAAGCACAAGCCTGCCGTTTCAGAGCTGTCCGCAGCACTTCCGGCAGTTCTTTGCCACGCACGGAGGCTCTCCGCAGAATACCCTGACACACGAACCGTGCCGTCCCCTCTGTCACTTCGTGACATCTCCCCACACTGTGGGGAGTCACCTTCGGACTCAAATAGTATTTTTCCGGCACTTGCTCCGTCAAAATCTGCGACAAGAAAGATCCGTTTTCTTCGCTGGGGCACTCCCCAGTATTGTGCATCAAGAACTCGCCATGCGAGGGAATAGGATTCTGCCAGAATCTCTCCGGCTTTTGTCCATTTTCCCGCAGGTCGAGGAATTGAAATGCTGCTGTCTTTGACCGAACAGATGGCTTCGAGGACACAGCGGAAATCTTCTCCGCCGTTGGAAGAAAATGCTCCGGGGACGTTTTCCCAGACGATGTATCTTGGATATTTGCCATTGCTTGCACACCTCATTTCTCGGATGATACGGATTGCTTCGTGAAACAGCGAAGAACGGCTGCCGCTCAGACCGGTTCGTTTTCCGGCGATGCTCATATCCTGGCATGGACTGCCAAAGGTGATGATGTCCACAGGCGGCAGCTTTGCACCATGCAGTCCGCTGATATTGCCGAAGTGTTGCACCTGCGGCAGCCGTTTTTCCGTCACACGAATAGCAAACGGTTCAATTTCAGAAGACCAGACAGGCACAATGCCTGCCAGCAGTCCGGCAAGCGGGAAACCGCCGCTGCCGTCAAAGAGGCTGCCAAGGGTGAGCGGTTTATTCATCAGGCTTTTCCACCTCTTTCACCAGTTCAGAGTATGCAATCTGCTTCCCATCCCGCACAACATATACACCATCGGCATTCCCCGTATCTTCCACATACCGGCGAAGAATCACCGAGGCATATTTTTCATCTAGTTCCATGGTGTAGCAGATGCGGTTCATTTGTTCACAGGCCATCAAGGTGGAACCGCTGCCGCCAAAGGTGTCCATTACCACGCCATTTTCCTGCGTGGAATTGCCAATGGGATAGCCAAGCAAATCCAGCGGCTTGGAGGTAGGATGATTGGCATTGCGTTTCGGCTTGTCAAAATGCCAGATGGTCGTTTGCTTGCGGTCGGAATACCAGTGATGTTTTCCATTCTGCATAAAGCCATACAGCACAGGTTCGTGTTGCCACTGATAATCCGAGCGTCCCAGCACAAGGCTGTCTTTTACCCAAATACAGCAGCCTGCAAGATGAAATCCGGCATCAATGAAAGCTTTTCTGAAATTCAGCCCTTCGGTGTCTGCATGGAACACATAGGCAGAACCGCCTTTTTCCAGATGCTCCGCCATTCGCTGAAAGGAGGACAGCAGGAATGTATAAAACTCTTCGTTCTTCATGCTATCATTCTGAATGGTAAGTCCGCTGGCACTCTTAAACGAAACTCCATATGGGGGATCGGTCAGAATGAGATTTGCCTTGGTGTCACCCATGAGAGCAGATACATCTTCCGCAGATGTGGCATCACCGCACATCAGCTTGTGTCTGCCAACTGTCCAAATATCGCCATGCTGGACAAAAGCTGCTTTTTCTAAGGCGGCGGACAGATCGAAATCATCCTCTTTTGCTTCGCTGCTTGCAT